CAGACGTGTGCTCTTCCGATCTCTGTCGCGCAAAAACACACACAAAAGACCCCCCCCAACCGTCATGGCGGGGTCGCCCTGAGGGAATTCCCGGTCATGACCGACTACACCCGTCCTGGGCCGTCCTAGCGCCATGTGGATCAAGATACGCAGCTGGCACATCATCCGAACGTGGACCCGCGTGCCCGGTCGCGCCATCACGCTTTGCGGTCGCAGCGCCACCGGCCCCACGTCGGCCGGCTTCGGTGACGACAAGTCCTGTGAGACGTGCCTGCGCATCTCGGCCAAGGCGTGATCGCGGAGCAGACGCCGGCCGCCGTCGTCGGCCATGCGTCGCCCCGTATCGCCCCTCCCCTGCCGTTACGGCACGGTCTCGCTGAGTATCGGCGCCAGTCGGCCGATCTGGACATCGTTCCGATGCCGTGGCAGGAGACGGCCGCAAAGTACGTGACCGCCTTGGGCGCCGATGACCGCTGGCTATACCGTGACGTGGCCATCGTTGTGGCCCGTCAGAACGGCAAGACGACCCTAACCAAGCCCCTGATCGTGGCCAGGCTGAAGGCGGGCCGCCACATCATGCACATTGCGCAGAAGCGCGAGCTCCCACGCATCATGTTCGAAGCCATCGCGGACGCGCTGGAGGAGTACCCCGACCTCTTCCCGCGTCGGCGCGGCAAGATCATCTGGCCACGGAGGGGGGCCGGGTCCGAATCCATCGTGCTCACCAACGGCGGAAGCTATCGGATCGCCGCCGCCATTGCCGGGAGCTCGCGCGGGCACAGCATGGACGACTTGCTGATCGACGAGCTCCGCGAAATGGACACCTTTGAAGTCATCAACAGCGCCAAGCCGGCCCAGCGCTTCAGCCTCAATCCGCAGACGATCTACCTGAGCAACATGGGCACGGAGCAGTCCGTCGTCCTCAATTCGCTTCGCACCCGCGCCCTGTCGGACGACCCATCGCTCGCCTACCTGGAGTGGTCGGCGGACCCGAAATACGACGCCGGCGACATGGCCGGCTGGGTCCAGGCCAATCCCGCCATCAGTCCCGAATACCCGCAAGTCCTCCGCGACCTGGAGACGGATTACGTGGCCGCAAAGCTAGGCGGCAACATGGCAGGGTTCGAAACGGAGGCCCTATGCCGGCTCGTGCCCTCGATCCGCCCGCGCCTCGTGGACGAATTCGCGTGGGCACAGTGCCGGCGACCCGTGGGAGGTCCGAGGTCGCCGGTCATGGCCGTCTCGATGACCCCAGACGGCACGAGGGCAGCTGCCGCGATGGCGTGGCAGATGACGGACGGCACGATAGCACTCCGCCTTGTCTACGACGTCACGGGCTCACCTATCGACGTCAAGGCCCTGGGCGAGGACATCAGCGAGGATGCACGCAAGGCCGGCGTCCTCAGGGTCGGCATCGATCCACTGACCGACGCGGAGCTCGCCAAGTACCTGAGAAAGCCGGTGAAGGTGACAGGCCAGGAGTACGCCAATGCGTCCGCCCTGTTCGTAAACCTCATTACCGGCGGCCGTCTGCGCTGGCAGGACTGCGAGGCCGTGACCGACGATCTCGCGTGGACCGCTCGCAAGGATCACGACGATACCGGCCACTTCCAAGCGGTCCGCATGGCCGACGACCACTCCATCCCAGCTGCCCTCGCATCGATCCGGGCCGTATGGCTCGCTTCCGGCCCGTCAACCTCTAGAGCGAGGATTTACTAATGTCCGTCACGTCGTTTCTCCGCGAAATGTTCAGGGCCGATCAGCCGGCACAGAAGCAACAGACACGATCCGGCGACAGCATCGACGACCTCCTCGCCAGGCTGAGGCCAAGCGGCCCGTGGGCGATCCAGGGCGTCAACGACGCACTCAGCGTGCCGAGCATCTTCCGTGCCGTGGCGCTGATCTCCACGACCATCGGCTCGCTGTCCCTCAACGCCTACCGCAACGGCGCACTCATGGCCCCGGAGGACCGGCCCCGCGTCGTCGTCCGTCCCGATCCGTTCCGCAAGCCGAGGGCATTCTTCCGCGACACGGGTTGGAACATGGCCACCCGTGGCGAGGCGTGGTGGTGGGTCGCCAAGCGCGACACCGACGGCCAGGCGCTGTCGCTCGTGAACCTCAACCCGGTTGAGGTCTTCACACAGGACAACCCGAGCGATGCCCGTTTCCCTGACGTCACGTGGCGCGGCCTGACGACGATCCGCCCCGTGCCGGCCAACATGACCGGCGTCTCTCGTGAGGACTTCCGACACCTTCCGTTCGTCCAGCGTGACGGCGACTGGCGTGGCGTGGGGCCGCTCCAGCTATGCGGCGCCGCGATCTCTGTCGCGGTCGAGTCCCAGGACTTCGCGGCCAACTTCTACGCCGATGGCGGCTACCCGTCCACGGTCATCAAGGCCGCCGGCATGCTGTCACCCTCGCTCGATCCGGTATCGGGCCTCAGTGAGGCCGACGAGCTCCGCGCCCAGTGGACGACGGCCCCGAATAACGTCCCGAAGGTCGTCGATGCGGCCATCGACTCGATCACGCAGCACGAGCCGGACGTGTCCCGCGTTCAGATGCTGGCGGCCAGGGACTATCAGAACGGCGAGGCGGGCCGGATGTTTGGCATTCCGGGATCGTTGCTCGACTATCAGACGCCGGGGAGCTCGCTGACGTATCAGAACCTTGAGGGCGAGTTTACGAAGTGGGTCCGGGGCGGCCTGTGGCCGTACTTCCTGGAGGAGATCGAGCAGGAGATGTCCGATCTCCTGACCCGATCCACGGTCGCACGCTTCAATATCGACGCCCTGGAGCGTCCTGACATGAAGACGCGGTATGAGGTCTACGATCTCGGCATCAAGTCGGGTGTTCTGACCGTGCCGATGGCACAGGAGAAGGAAGGCATCCTCCCCGGCGACGTCGAGAACGCGCCCATTCCGTTCGCTCAGCCGGCCGCCATACCGTCCGCCGTGTCGTTCGAAACCCGGAGCGCCCAACCCGTCCGTTGTGATGGTCTGCGCACGCTGAAGGGCATCATTCGGCCGTGTGGGAAGCTCCTCGCAGAGGCGGGGCCGTTCGTGGGTACGTGTACGCGATGTGGCAAGGTCCATGGGGAGGTCGCGGCGGCATGAGTCAGGGCAAACCACGTAAGTCCAGCGTCAAGGGCACCAAGACGCTGCCCGCATCGGCCTTTGCCTACCCAAAGAGCCGCGCCTACCCGATCAACACGAAGGCACGAGCTCGCGCAGCACTGGCCAGGGCGGCGCAGAAGGGCACGAAGGGCAGCTATGAGGCCGTCCGCAAGGCCGTGAAGGCCAAGTATGGCGACGCCATCAAGACAAAAGGTTGACGCGGGCCTCTTCGCGGCCTCACACTAGCGCCCGTAGGCGCGTATCAATCTAGGGTCTGAGGGCATCAGGCGCGTCTACCTAACCGAATACCTACGGCCCGTGCGCATTGTCGCCAGTGCTGCCAATCGTCGGCCTCCCCCCACGCGGAAACGTCCGCTAGAGCGTGGTTGGGAGGTCTTTCCCTATGGCAGTCCGGTTCGAATGGCAGGAATACCGGGGCCGGCGTCGGTACGTACGGATCGTGGACGACAGTCCAGAGGCACCGAAGGTTCCGAGCAAGCGCACGCGCGTCGTCGGCAAGGTCGCAGCTGCGCCGAAGAAGCGCGGCCGTCCACCGAAGGCCAAGGCGCCTGAAGTCCCGGCCCCTGTCGTCATCGAAGGCGAGGCCCGGCGATGAGTGACGAGATTACCGGCTATACCAACGACGGCATTTTGCCCGTCCAGGCGATCAGCGTCGAGACGGACGTCGATGTCCAGGTACGCGACGTCGCCAAGCGCGAGCTCGACGTGCGCCTCGTGCCCTGGGACACGATCATCGAAACCGTCTCCGGTCAGGAGATGTTCACTCGCGGCGCGTTTGCCGACACCCCAAATGACGGCTTGATGCTCATGGGCATGGAGCACGAAGCGCACTTCGGCATTGGCCAGGACGGCGGGCCGAGGATGACCCGGCATGCTGTCGGGCGCTCCACCAAGGTGTGGGAGGCCGACGACGGCGCGTACGCCACGTTTAGGGTCGGTCGCACGGCGGCCGGTGACGATCTTCTTGCACTCGCGGAGGACGGCATCGTACGCGGCGTGTCGGCCGAATTCGTGTTGCTGCCTAACGGCACCAACATCATCAATCGCGGTGGTCGCCGCGTGAATGTCCGCACCCGTGTCAAGGGGACCGGGGCATCGTTGACGTACCAACCGGCCTATGGTGGTCGGTCCACGGTACTGGCAGTAAGAGCAGAGGAGACAGATACCGTGGCATCAGAGACACCCGATCCGACGCCGCCGGCCCCGGAGCCGACGCCGCCCACGCTCGACCTTGCGCCGCTCACCCGGAGCATCGACGACCATTTCGCCAAGTTTGGCGAGCGGTTGGATAAGGTCGAAGAGAATGCCCGCGCATCGTTCGTGGTTCCCGCGCCGAAGCGCAACGATCCGAGCGTCAGTGCCGGCCGTTGGATGAAGACGGCGCTTGCCGCCCTCACCGGCGAGCGCATCCCGGCCGAAGAGATGCGCGTGATGGCCGACCTGATCACGTCCGACAATCTCGGCGTGGTCCCTGAGGCCCACCTGACCGAGCTCATCGGCATCATCGACACCGGGCGGCCGTTTCTGGGCAGCACACGACGCATCCCGACCCCTGCGGCCGGCATGACGCTCAATGTGCCCGTGATCACGACGCGGCCCACGGCCGGCGTCCAGGTGAACGAAAAGGACGACATCACGAGCACGGAGACGTCCATCACGTCCACCGGCTTCGATCCTCTGACCATTGCCGGCGGCGGGGACATCAGCCTCCAGCTGCTGAAGCGGTCCGATCCGTCGTATCTGGAGCTTTACCTGCAGCTGCTTGCGGAGGCCGTGGCCGAGAATGCCGAAGCCGAGGCCATCGCGGCGCTGCTCGCGTCCGGCGTCAGTGCCGGCACGGGCACCATCGACTTTGATGACCTCCTCATTGGCGAGGCGTGGACGAACGCGATTGCCGTTCGCCAGCGCCCGACCACGATGTGGCTGAGCTCTGACGCCGTGGCGGCCGTCATCGACGCCAAGGCGAGCGGGACCAATGCCCCGCTTTATTCCAACCTCAACGCCAACTTTACGGTTGGTGGCGGGGCGGGTGGCACGATCAGCGGCCTCACTCCGGTCTACGTCCCGGCGCTCGACGGCACCGGCACTGATGTCCTGATCGGGCCGCGAAACGGCTTCGCGTGGGCCGAGGATGGCGCATTCACCCTTCAGGTGGACGTGCCGAGCAAGGCCGGCCGGGATGTGGCCCTCGTGGTCATCGACTGGTACTGCCCGCTCTACCCGGACGCCTTCACCGAGTGGAGCCTGTAAGTGGCGGATTGGCCGACGACCGACGAAATCGCACAAGTCATCGACATTGGTGACCAAGCGGCGTGGGATTGGAATATCGCACAGCTTCGGGAAGCGGCCATCTACCGCGTCAAGCAGGATGTCGGCGTGTGGGACGAGCTGCTGGACGAGCCTGACGACTCGCTCAGCAGGGCGGCCATGCGCATGTGCGAGCTGATCGCAGAACGACCCGAGGCCGCAACAGCGGGCACGAATGACCCGACATACGCGCGGTTGCTTTATGGACACAGAAAGAGGTTTGCAATCTCATGAGCCAGAAGTCTGTCTTTGTCCGCACCGCTGCCGATGGTTCGTTTACCTGGCAGCGATCTTTCAAGGGCACCATCCGTGCCATCGAATTTGTCATCGGCGACCTGTCCACGCCTGATATCGACGTGACCGACGAC